GGGATTTAGCGCAGTTGGTAGCGCACGTCGTTCGGGACGATGAGGTCGCTGGTTCGAGTCCAGTAATCCCGACCAAAAGCCGTCTAATGAGCCTATACACAGGGGATTTGCCTTGGTCGTGGCCAAAATGGTCGGTACAATTTCGGTATCATTCCTATACAAATTATAAATAATAGGCTATATCTGAAAAAAAATTAAGATATGGCTAAAAAAAATTATGCTCCAAATTCGAATGACACAATTCTTAGCAGTGTCATTGGCTGGAAACCTCCAGTTTTGCATCAAAAATCAGAATGTTATATCTCCTTCTTGGCGTTTGATCCAGGAGTCAACCGCATGAGAAAGAAAAAAATTATGCTTGACCATATCAAGGGCAAGCGGAACCAACGTGCCTATGCCGACCAGGTTATTAAGAATCTCACCGAGAAACTTATGGCTGGATGGAATCCTTGGATTGAGGAGCTGCAGCCCCTGGAATATACTAAATGGGATGACGTGCTCGACAGGTATAAGTCCTATCTGGCAAAAATGTGCAACGAGGGTAGTATGCGTGAGGAGACTTATGTCGACTATAGCAGTCGTCTCAGAATCCTGGAAAAATGGAAGCAAGAGAAAAGAATAACTCTCAACTACTCCTACCAATGGGACAGAGGTAATGTTAGCAAGTTCCTGGACTACATTTTCATCGACCGCAATAATACAGTCCTGACCCGCAACAACTATCTTGCCTGGACTAAGAGTTTCTCAGCTTATCTATTAGCTCGAGGGTATATACCCAAGAACCCTACAGAAGGCCTGGAACGTATAAAGAACAGGCAGAAGAAAAGCAGAGATGTCATACCGGATTGCACTATGCAGCTCATCAGAGATTATCTGATGGAGCATAACAGGCACTATCTGCTGGCGTGTGAGATTATCCACTACCTCTTCATCCGCCCTCGAGAGATGTCATATCTCAGAATCTGCGATATTCATGTAAAGACTCAGACAATCACTCTACATGGCGAGAACACAAAGAACGGCAATGATGCCGTGATCACCTTGCCGACTCATGTCATCAAGCTGATGTTGGAACTCAACATCTTCTCACACCCAGGGCAGGACTACCTCTTCTCTGACGGTTTCTGCCCAGGACCAGAGAGAAAGAACGAGAAAATGTTCAGAGACTACTGGACTCGTGTCCTGAGGAAGGAACTGAAGCTCTCACCTCGGTTCAAGTTCTACAGCTTGAAAGACACAGGCATCACCAATATGCTGCGGGCCAATGCCGACGTCCTGTCGGTCAGAGACCAGGCGAGACACTCATCTATACTCATCACAGACATATATACTCCTAAGGATATACAGAAGGCGAATGAGTATATCAAGAACTATCAGGGTATCCTATAATATAATAAGGTGGAGAGCTAACTGCTCCCCACCTTATTGTATATATTATGATAGCATATAAAAATATCCCGTGTAAACTGGCTCGATGGCATCGTCCTTGACTTCCATCTCTATCTTCTCGCACACATATTTCTTGTTGCGGATGATGTATAGCTTCGAAGGGTCCGGTATGACATCTGACTTGAACTTGACTTCCATGCAATTTCGATTATCAATTTTGATAACTGAATTATGGAACTTACCAAGTGATATGACACCTGTATTGGTAGAATTCAAAGACAGAGAGAATAATTTTGTGTCCCCTATAGAACTAACTCCTGCATACTGATAATCAGTATTAATGCGGTAATCGGTTATAAACATAGGCCACCTCGACTTATTTCCAACCCAAGAAATATGGCCATATGGCTTGTCATACGCCTGCACTTTGCCTGGCAGAATGAAGAAAACACTCATGATCTCCTCTTCATCTTCGCTTTCTTCCATGCTTGACTCATCATCTATGGCATCCTGTACGGATATGTAGCTATATCCGTCATCATCAACATCGCACTCCTTGGAATCCGCTTCCTTGTCATTAGGTATTGACAACAGGCAACGCTTCTCGTAGTGATTATCTTCTCCTAAGAATGCTGTCTTGAAATTGATATCTTCTACAACTTGCGCTGCTGGAGAGATGCAGAGATCAACGTAATCATCGGAGTTCTGGTCTCTGATAAGCGGTGACCAGTAACCTGCCAACTGCCAGGTCTTGGTATTGTCCTCCTCTACATATATGTAATAGCTGTAGAAGTGCTCGATGATGGTCTGTCTCTTCTTCTTCTCGCTCCATCCCTGTGTTGTCAAGGCGAACTGGTTGCTCTCGCCAAAATAATCTACGCTTTTGACAATATTGAAGTTTCTGAACACCTTCTTGGAGATGCTCTCATAGCTACCTCTATTGACTGAATCATCTAGCTTATACTCCAGGTTAGCGGTTGATGAAGTACTGAAAGAACCGTCCTCGTCATAGTCTGCCGAATATTCATCCAGTGGTTCTATCTCAATTGAATCTACAGAACTCAACTCTGAGGAACTGATGACGCAGCAGGTCTTCTGGGCTTCATCGAAGTAGATGGAGGCATTGAAGAATTTCCGGAATTCTTCAATGAATGTATAAGATGACCAATGTGGAAGCGCCCTGCGCAGTTCACGAGTCTTGTAGGCCGAAGCTATATATAGCTGGTTCCACGGCTTGCAGTCGAAGTCGTTGCGCTTGAGAGTGTATCCTTCATATTCTACCACTTTTCGGAAGATATACATCAAGCTTGGCTGAACTGCCAGGTTCATGATAAATGGTGCATTGTAGCCGATGAACTGCTTTGTTTTATCCACCCCAACAAAATTTGCGATTAGGTCGTTCGTTTCGTCTCTTACTGGCATGAAGCACCATCTACCTTCCGCTCCCAGGAACTCCGAATGATTTTCATTCAGCCTGTAGATGTCTTTAATCTTCAGCTGGTTTTTAAATCCCTGAGAAAAACCTTTATCAATAGTATAACCAGGTTTATCAGCTGTGCCAAATGGAATCTCATCGATGTAGTGCTTGGTCATGCGGTCGTTGAACTTGATGCGGGACTTGCCTCCGACTATCTGCAGTTTGATTTCTTTCTCATTCACGGAGAGTATTGTTCCGACACCGCTCATGATTAGCTGGCTGTTACAGAACAGCTTGCAGTCATCGTATTTTGCGATGTTCTTCCTGACCTCCAGTCGTGAGACATTCTTAAATATGACACGGTTCTCCAGGATATTCATTGGGAAGGTGATGTCATAGGTGTACTCACCATCATCGGTGACATACTGGTTAGCGTATGTCACCTTGATGGATGACGTAGAAATGGGATAGGCCTTATGGCCATTGATGATACATGTTATCATATTCCACTACTTATTGTTTAAAATGCGCTGATAATCCTGCAGTCTGCGGTGCAGACCTCTGCGTCCAGATATCGGAACTTCAACCTCAATGCCATCGTCAAGAGTCTGTGTCAGACGGCTGACGGCTGCATTGACACCATCGAGGGACTGGCGTACCTCGGTGTTATCATTGTTGACATTGACAACGGGAGCCACCACGGTACTACTTCCCTGACCCAGAGAACGTGTGATATCATCAGCGGTCAACGAGCCAACTGTATTAGAACGCTGTGCCCTATCGATGAGGTCAAGAGCTGGACGGATGGATGAGTTGTTGACGGCATTGTGATTAGCCACGAACTCGCCTTCATGTACGACACCTGCCTCCTTTCGGTAGCGGTTACCTCCGGTATATCCTCCCTCATAGTAACCTGCAGCCTCTGCCTGGTGCTGCTTCTTGATGGTTGCAATCTGCAGCATACCTGCTGCGGTTGCCATGCCGGCAGCGATAGGAGCCATGACCCAACCAGTGACAGGGATGCTGGCTGCTGATGAGTAGGCATTGATGGCTGCCATGGCAGTTGATGCGATTGCCTGAGCAATCTCAATCTTCATGGACTTCTTGTTGGCCTTAGACTTGGCAGCGGCTAACTCCTTGTCACGCTTCTCTTCCAACTTCTTCTTTTTCTTTGAGTTGTTGCCAGCTGCAGCAATCTGCTTCTCGTAGTTCTTGGAGATTTTGGCTTGCTCCAGGTCTGAGCATGCCTGAGCGTATGCTGATGCAGAAGAGAGAATATTGTTGATGCCATTATATGCAGCAGAAGTCTGCTGCACCATGTTATCGAGGAAGTTGGCGGTGACCTGCGCCTTCGCCTGCATGTATGCGGCATGGTTCTGCTTGTCGTTGCCATACAACTCCTTCAATTTCTCCATTGTGTTCTGGTAGTTTTGAATCTGTGAGGAGAAGTATCCACCCAAAGTTGTATTGCCGGTCGACTGGGACTCACCTGCAGCAGCTCTGGCGCTGTTGACCATCTCTGATGACTTATCATTAATCTTCAGCTGAGCGCTACCAGCACCATGATCATCTGCATCAATCTGCGCTCTCTGGGCAGCAAACTGCTTGGTTATCTCCAACTTCATCTGCTGATATTCCTCCTCCTTGATCAATCCCTGCTTGTAGAGATTGTCCAGGCCATTAAGGTACATGGTCTCCTGAGCCTGTAGGTCTTGCTTGCCGAACTGCTGACGCAATTCCTTCAGCTGGTTCATGTAGGACTCTTGCATCTGCAGCTGATGGTCGAGTGATGCCTGCTCCATTTCAGCCTTCAGATCCAGCCACTCCTCGCTGCCCTCTCTGTCTTTGTAGAGTGCAAGACGTTTTTTCATGGCTTCGACATCATTCTTATATAGGGCTTCATTGAGTGCGGTATCATTCTGATAGATAGCTGAACTGGCATCATTGTACTGAGCTTTGATGCTAGCCTCCTTCTGGAGGCGTTCACGCTCAATGGTCTGCTCATTCATTTTCTGAATTGCAGCATCATGCTGCTTGACAACATTGACCTGGTTGTCAAGTAACTGCTTGTACTCATTGCTCTCAGCACCATACAACTGTTTTAGCTTGGCAAAACCCTTAATCTGGATGCTCTGTCTGTCATCGATGAACTGCTGATAGGTTTTCTTGCCTTCTGCATAGGCTTTGGCGTTGTCAGCCAACAGTTCGTTAGTCTCAGCCTTGATGCTATCGGCTGCCTGCTTCTGCTTGCGCTTGGCTTCTGCCTGTCGCTTGCGTGCCTCGGCTGCAGCTGCCTTCTCTGCCTTGGCACGAGCCTTGCGCTCTTTATCAGAAGCTTGATGAGTGCCGGTTGTTCTCTTCTGCTTAATGATGGTACCATCATTGGCCTTGCCATTGAAGCCATTGTTTCGCCATGGTTCCGGATCATAGATTTCGAAGTGCTGGGACTCCAACTCATTAATCTTGGCCCTGAGTATCTGCTGATACTGTTTTTCTCGCTCGATATCCTGAAGAAGCAGGTCCTTGTGTTCGGCTACGAAGTTTAGTTTCTGGGTCTTGCCACCTGCAAATGGGTTGAGGCGATCCCAAAATCGCTTCCAGTAGCCTCGATTGTCGTTATCTCCCTCTCCTAACAGGTCTTCTGCCTCAGCCTGCTTAGCTATAGACTCAGCCAGCTTCTTCTGCAAGCCATCGATGACTATCTTCTTCTTCATCATGTCGATGTACGACTGAATCTGCCTTGTTGCCTGACCTGTGCGAACAGCCTCTTCAGTAATGTTGCCCAGGTGCTGACTCATCAGCTTGCCGTTGAGTTCCTCCAGTGCAGCCTTGCGATCGGACTCGGCACTGGTATTTGACTGGATAGCAGATACCAGGCGCATGATGGATACCTCCTCTTCTGCTGCCTGCTTGTTGGCATCTGTCACGGCATCATTGTAGTCACGCTGAGCCTGCTCAGCTGTGCTCATCTCTTTAGACAGTGTGACGATTGCGGCTGTCAGACCGGCAACAACAGCTATCACGGCTGTGATAGGGTTGGCCAACAATACCTTGTTCCACAACATCTGCGCTGCTGTGGTCAGTTTTATTTCGCGTGTCAACGCCATCTGGACAATTGCCATAGTCTTGAGAGCAGATGTCTTGAGACCCACAAGGACGAGATGCGCCTTTTCGCGCAGAATCATGATGTTGAGCCATGCCATCTGCGCCTTGTCTGCTATCAACTTTGCCTTAGATACTGCAGTATAGGTGACGATGGCAGCTGTCAGCACAATTAATATGCGCCAATAATCTTTGACGAAGTCAACGAGTGTTGAGAGTGCTCGGACACCTAGACTGGCTGCAGATATGCAATATCGTGCTGCAGGATAGAGTTTCTGTCCCAGTTCGATGGAGAGATCCAGGAACTTCTTGCTCGCCTTGTCAAGTTGAGCCTTTACATTCTCGTTCTGTGTTTTAAACTCATTGAGGACGGATGTGCCTTCGGAATAGGCTTCGTTTGCCAGGTTCTGGGCAGTCTTGATGTCATCGAGTTTATCTGCGAGGACGGTTAGTACACCAGTAGCCCTGGATCCATCCATCTTCATTTCCTCGAACATTGGTGCAAGGTCGGCAAAACCGCCTTTGGCTCTCATGGCTGCCAGGAATTGGAGGAGTGCGCCATTGGCGTCCTCCTTTAACGTCTTTGCGAATTCCTTGACATTGAGACCTGCAATCTGAGCAAACTTAGCCGAGTCCTGGAACATCTTAGCGAGGAGGTTCTGAACTGCGGTTGCAGCAGTTTCGTCTTGCTGCATGTTCTGGTCGAGAACTGATGCAAGACCCATAATCTGAGCCTGTGTAAAGCCTGCCTGCTTGCCGACACCTGCCACACGGGCGGTGAAGTCAACGAGATATCCTGCCGAGGCAGAGGAATTCTGAGCCAGTTCATTTACTGCAGAACCTGTCGCCAACATGGCACCTCGCAGACCTTTGGTCTTGTCTTCGCCGAACATCTGGGCGAGTTTACCGATTTGAGAGACTGCTTTATCGCCGAGGTCATCCCCGAGGGCGACATTGATTTTATCGGCTCCATCTACGAACTCCTCAACTGCAGCAGTCGATGTGATGCCTAGTCTGCCGGCATCCTCTGCCAGTTGGTTTAGTTTCTGGCGAGGTGTGCGGGTATCCATCTTCTTGAAATCTTCGTTCATGCGCTCGACTTCTTCGGCTGCCTGCCCAGTGTACTTGCGAACGTTGGTCATTTCATCATCCATCGTGGCATACTCCTCCACACACTTTTTGACTGTGAAGGTGATGCCGGAGATGGCAGCGACGGCTCCCAGGGCGATGCCCTGCATGCGGTTGAACCAATCCGCAGAGCGCTTGATCCAGGACTCCTGGGCTACGCCCTCGGCTCTGACTGCCTGCAGTTCTGCCTTCAGCTGCTTCGCCTTCAGCTCCATCTGTTTGAACTGCTCGGTACCACGCTGCATGCCCTGCATCTGCTGATTGAGCGCCTTGATGGAGTATTCGAGGTCACGGATGGATGAGGTCTTGAGGTTGGCCATGGTGTTGTTGACGAGCTGCATCTGTCTCTTGGTCTCCTTGATGTCCACGTTGGTGCTGTCAATCTCCTTGTCATACTGCTGCATGAGGGTGACCACCTTCTTCTCGCTCTGACGGATGCGTTCCAACTCTGCCTCAACAAGTTTCAGCTGCGAAGCTCTGGAGGCGTACATGGTTGATGTCGGGTCGTAGTCAGCCATCTGACTACGTAGCTTGGAAGCTGTGAAGTTGAGGTCATTGAGTGAAGCATGTTTCAGGTTTGACACCGTTGCTGTCATGCGTCTCGCTTCCTCATCAGCCTTGCGTGTCGCGCCCTTCAGGGCAAGCATCTGCTCCTTAACCTTGGAGAGTTGAGCGTCCAATTTTGCAAAGTCTGATGGGTCAGATGCAGCCTTCATCTGCCCCTTCAGATGTCTTGCGGCCTTCTCCAGCTGTCCGAGGCTTGCACTTGACAGGTTGTCGAGTGTCTCCTTGACGCTCATGGTTGAGTTCTTGAATTGCTTCATCTCTCGCTCTGCGGCCTTCAGATCTTTCGAGAGAGATGCGCCTAAACGGGAATCGCCCGCCGAGAAGGCATCTTGTTTTGCCTTCTTCAGACGAGCGACTCTCTCCTCTAACTCTTTGAGTCGGTTCTTTGCCTCCTCTGAGTTGAGCTTGATGACTGTTGTATATACCTCTTGTCTTGCCATTATCGGGTGACTTGTATATAGCTGTTATATAATATGTTGGAATGGGGATTGAAGTTGATGACCTTGATATCATAGCCTCTGGTGCCCCATCGCCACCAGAGGAATCTGTGCTTGTACTGTCTGTAGACGATGGTCTGGAGACTGTCTCTCGCCTTGTATGTCAAGATGGAGTCTGCCGTGTTGAGACGGAGACTAAGCCATCGGTCGCTGTAGGTATAGACTGAATCGCTGCGGTCAGTCTTGACCGTATCAGCAGTACTCAGACTCGTGCGCTGGTCTGCCATGACCTGGCCAAGACGAATGTCCAGGTCATGGAGCAGTTGGCGGTCGTAGGCTTGATGTTTGTACTCCTCTTCCTTCATCTGCAGCACCTGCTGCGTGATGACAGTGGCTGAGTCTCGGATGGTGTCTCGCTCGGCTGGAGCATACTGAAGTTTCAGTCCATTAAGCTGTTCTCTCAGTTCCTGCTCCGCTTGCTGCTGTCGATGGTCAAAAATCCAGAAGCAGGCGATGATGACCAATATCACCGATATGGCCATGATGATTGACTTGAGATGTTTCTGCATAATCCTAGTTTTTAGATGTCAGCATACTCAGGAATGGCATCGAAGCATGGGCACTCCTTGATGCGCTCCCATGGATCGACCACTCCATTGTGGTTTTTGTCAGGCGAGATGTCACGATGACCCATGATCTTGGCATCAGGGTAGCGCTGGCGCAACTCCTTCAAGAGTTGACGAAGTCCAGCCTTCTGCTCTTCTGTTCGGTTGTCGATAGCCTTGCCTGTGCGGGATATTCCACCCATGTACGCAACGTTGACTGAATCGAAATTGTGCCCCTTGACTCCATTGGACGGCAGGTCTTCTGTCATGAGCTGCGTGCGTTTGCCATCTGCGGTAACGACCCAGTGGTAGCCTGGATAATGCCAGCCTTTGTCTCGGAACTCCTTGAGCAAGGCATCGACAGACCATGACTGTCGGCTTGCTGTACAATGAACGAAAATTTTCTTAATCTTGCGTGCCATTTTTATTGTTAAAATATTTATTGATAATGTCTTTAACTCTGGTGTCAAAAGTCAGTGCGAAACCAAAGACGGTTGCCGCGTAAACCAGACTCTGCCCAAAGTACCACAAGACGTTAGGCGTGACGTCGTGGGACATAAAAAAGCTGATGTACACGAGCACAATGCCAGCAAGCAGAACTATGCCAGCAGAGCTGTAGTGTATCCAATCCTTGGTATTTCTCTGCATATCTGTACCTGATTAAATCTGGCACAAAGGTACATATAATATAAGATATATAAAAATACGGCAGGAAGAACTACTGCCCTCCTGCCGTATCTGATAACTATGAGATATCCCGGTCGAGTAACTCTCTTGCCATCTGCTTAGCCTGCTCTCGCCACTCCTGGAATACCTGGTACTCTGTCTCGTGCTCCTTGTTTCCATCACCATGGTTGCACAGGATGGCTTCGACATCGCCTTGGCTGTACCTGGTACGAACCAAGCCATTCACGAATTCCTTATAACTTGCCGACTCTGCCTCAATTTTAGTGGAGCCGTCAATCTCCGTGCCCTCGTAACTGTAGGCTGTCACTGTCTGACTATCGCCATCAGACTCCGACATGGTGGTGTCTGGGTGATAGTTTTCTACTTTCTGCTCACTCAGGAACAGAAGAAAATGCTTGCTGTCATATCTCAAGTATGACATACGGCAAAGATAAAATTTCTTGTGCATCTAGATAAACTTATAAAATTTCTTTCCAAACTTGTTGGTGAGTTCCGCTGCAACGGTGTAGAAGCCCTTTTCCAGCAGTTCCCACTCCTTGCGTGCCTGGTCAACCAGAATATCTGAGCCAGTAAAGAGCCACCACGACTCAGGTTGCCAAATCGGCTCCTCAATCTCATCGCCATGTTCATCGAGTTGTCCTGTCTTCCGGACGTGATCGATGAAACGGAAGCGGATGGCGAGGCGGTCCTTAGGCACCTTCTTGGTGACTATGTGCTTGACGCCCTGGTCGTCAACTTCTTCAACCTGCTCCATCTTGAAGTCGACTCTAGACTTATCTATCTTGTAATCCTCTATGAGGATGAGGAACTTGTCATAGTCCTCAATGTTGTGGCACAGGATATCGCCTGGATGCTTCTTCTGTGCCATGCTCATGCCCTCGAAGGGAACCTCTCCCTTGCGATCCTTCACAATCTGACCATACTTTTTCATACCGATTTTATTTAATAAGTTTTTTGTATCTGCGTGTTTGGCTAGGCCAAGCCTGGATGCTGCCTTGCGCCGGATCTGTTCATCGCTAAGTCCACGTTTGCGCAATCTTGCCACCTGGGCACAGAGTGCCTGCTTGGTGCGCTTGCGCAAAAGGGCATGGTCGGCAAAGATCTTCTGTCCACAGAAGTCTATGCCGTCACATGTACGATGAATATTCCAACTTTTATTGATGCTCAGCTTCCAGTCTCTAGCCAAGTGCATGACTGCAAGCTCCGCCATGAGGCGTAAGAAGACCTTATCTTCATGCATGATGAAGATATTGTCCATGAATCTATAATAATGTTTGAGCCCTTCGCGGCAAAAACGGTCGAAGCGCTCATTGAGGGATTTTACCCCCCCACATTTAAAACGATAGCTTGCTGCTCCGAGCGGCATGTGAGGAGCATGTCTGTGACGTACCGAGCCTGCCAGTAGCCGTGTTTCTCGGGGTCTTGGAGTATGTCGAAACACCGCATGGCGAGATAGTCAAACCTCGCCAGAAACAGTTGTCCCAAAAGTTGTGTTAGCTTGACGCCCAGCACAATGCCATTGGCATAGCTGTCAACGACCTCGTCGATGAAAGCAAGCAGCTTGCGGTCCTTGATATACAGCCTGTACTCTCTCTTGAGCAGATTGTGCTCAACATTCTGGAAATAATGGTGTATATCCATGGGCAAGCAATAGAATGTGTCTTGCTGTGGCGAGGTAAAGATGTCCTTCTTGATAATCTTGTAGAAGAAATGCGTGCCTCGCCCCTTGGTACCAGCCGGACTGTTGAAAGGAATCTTGGCTCTCAACTTATCTTCACTGGTGTGCATGGCTGCATGCTGAATGACATGATCGCCAACAGGCAACTTATTGACTATGCGATGCTTGGGTTTTTCAACTGGCTTGGCCTCATAGTCTGATGTATGCCATGTCTGATGAACATATGCATTTAGCAGGGCTTGAAGATTTGCCTCAAACTCTGCCTCAAACGCTTGAACTGAGAGACGGGACTTCTTGTGCCGAGAAAAATCAAAAAATGCTTCACGAAAATTTTGCAAAGTCTCAACCGCCTGTGAAATGTTACCTAACCTCTTCACTTGCTTAAAATTTTATTTATAAAAAAAAAGGTCGGTGTCTGATAAATGTCGGTGTCTGTGTCTGTTGTCTGCTTTTATGATGTCCTAACTTTCGACCGGATGACCCATTGTCATCATCTACTAGCTATTCTGCTAATGTGTATGTTTTGCCATGAGGCAAGGCCTGACTCCCGAAATCACTGCAGCTAAGCAAACTAACCTGCAGTATCTTGTTAAGTTGAGGGCCGCACCGTAGTTCACATTGGAATCCGAGACAGCATTGTTCACGTTGAGCGTCGAAAGACCGCATTGACCACCATTGTCAGCGTTGCCACCGCGAAGACACAGGCGAAAACCGGCGCAGGAATCACAGCCTGGTTTGAAAACCGCCTGCAAAGGTACTGAAAAAAATCGGAATGAAAGAATGTCAAAGAGCGAAATTTCAAAAAAAATCGACCGCCCAAGGGCGGTAGGGTTTGCTCGCTACGCTCGCAGGGTGCTCAGGATTGCCCTTGGCTCCGCTTGGGAACCTTGGTCAATCCTGCTCACTCCTGCTCACGTCAGCACACCTCGGAACACTTTAGGCCGCCTCGTAATACACTGGTTCCAATGACCACTCGGATGCTGCTTCGCAGAGGGCCGCACCGCAGTTCACAAGGGAACCCGAGACAGCATAGTACACGCGGAGCGTCGAAAGACCGCACTGACCACCATTGTCAGCGATGCCACCGCGAAGACACAGGCGAAAACCGGAAGTTGCTTTTGACGTATTCCAGAAATAACTAGTCGAATAGGTTGACTCTGTTGCACCAATCTGCGTACAGAAGTTCTCCAGATGTTCCATCGACCAGGTCTTGATAAATCCTTCACTACCACCTGGTGACTTGCTCAACGCCTTCATGCCTGTAGCATTACCGATAGTCCATGAGCCGTAAATAGACGGAGCGACAAGGTGGGTCATAGTCATGTCACTATTCACCTGACAGAACTCATCATCCATCATTCGCCAGAGATAGCCGAAGCCGTTCTTTAAGCCGAAGAAACATGGAATCTTGGCATTATAGACCGTTGTCCCTGCATCATTCTTAACAGCATAGGTCGCTTCTCCACATGAATCACCAAGTTCAATGCCTGCACTCATAGGTGCGACAGGTCTCCAGCCGTTGTAGCCACCCCAGTCTGGCATCTGCGTCAAGCCTGCACCTAGACCTCCCTGGTAGAGACCATTGGCATCCTTGTTGGCATTGACGGCATCCTGATCGTAATGTGTACCGAAGATGACGCCGAAAAGAATTGCTACAATGGATGTATGTCGCATGGCTGTGCAGAGCCAGCCCTTGCCATTCTTGCGTGCTGCAGCTCTGAACTGTTCAGTAGTCATATTAGTTGCTGGTCTACCCAGAAGCGTCCTATTCTTGCCATCATAAGACGAATCGTTGTCTCCACCACGATAGTCAGTTCCATTATTGATATAGCTCACAAGTCTGCCTGTGCTTCGCTCTATAGTGGCGAATCCTGCAGCAGAGAGACTGCCGATAGGAATCTCGTAATTAAACTCACCAGGAATTGGCTTGATGCCAATCTGCTCATAGTGCAATCCGCCAATATCCTTGATGACAACGTAGAATTTACGTCCCCATCCCCACTGATAGTGACCTTCGGTACCATCCAGCTTTGCTGGTTCACCAGTAGCATACTTGTAGTGATCCTTGCTGTCGAGCTTCCTACGGCTGTGGTCATTTTTAACCAGGTATCCGCCAAGCCCGAGGATGTATGGCAACTCCTTCAGCAATTCAAGAGAGCCAATGTATGATGCAGCCTTAGGCGTTGCGTTGGCAGTGTCCCACACTCTTCCGCACCAGGCATGCTGACCTACAGCAAGGTCAGCCTTGAGCGCATCCATTCCGATGCTAGTGACATTGCCATTCTGGTCTGTCAGCAGCAGGCTCTGGTTGCTGTTGACGGTTGTGACTTTCGTCACGGAATTGAATTTTTTACCTTCCATAATTATTTATAATTTTTTTTTTAGCAAACTATTCCAATCACTATGATACACGTGCCCTAATCCGTCACTATAATCAATACTATCCTTGCCCAAAAACAGATGACTTTCTTCATCTGTCCCCTCATCAGAGTATATTCTTAAACCAAATTCAGGATCTATATTCACCCGTTTCCTTCCACCAAATCCAAATAAATCCATTGTCGCAATTCGACTCAGCGTATCACCATCTGTCTCAAATTTAACCTTGAAAAGGTCTGTCATCTCTGCATCTGAGCCAGGCAAATTCCAGTCATCATCATTAACTGAAGTTGGTCCACGAAAGACAATGTAACCCTTATCAGCATTCATTTCGATTTCATTCCAGGTCTTCTCATTTCTAGATTTGAAATTGCCTGTTGCCGTAATGTTTTCGAAATTGCCACCCTTGCATGTGAGGTCACCATCCTTAGCTCTGAAGACTACATTGCCATCCTTATCCTTCATTTCGATGGTACGGACACCCAGGTTCTCTACCATCTGGTACTGGGCAAGGATGATGTGGGCTATGATGAGCTCGATAGACTGACCCAGTCGCCAATAATGGTTGTTCAGATCAGCTGCAGAACCCGGATAATTGTCTGCTGTCTTGACGTGCGTCTTGATGCAGGAATAGCTATTGCCATTATATAAGACAACATCCTTCCACTCTTCACCTTCTCCACCCGCTTCGAATCTGTATCCATTGCTGCAGGTATTCCACAGCTGCGGACCTCGAAGGACGCTGCCCTTCTCACCCTTGACAGCCTTCCGGATAAAATTAATAGTTCTTGTTATTACTGTCATAGACTACTTGACTGATTGAATCGTTAATGCCACGCTGCTGTAACCGGCATGCTCGCAGTCTGCCCTGGTCACAGCAAATGAACTCAGCTGGACAGTAGGCTTGCGTGCTGCCTCAGTATTGAGGACAACACCAGAACCTGACTTCAGCGTGAAATAGAACTTACTACCGATAGCCTCAGACTTTCCCCTGACAATCAGTCTCGGAGTATAGGTCACAGTACCATTGCCTGACTCGTCCTCGCTGATAGACTCATCAGCCGGTGTCGGGTTCGGCTCGATGTCATACGGATCTGACGCATCGATGACAGTCTGGAAGTCGAAACCCAGCATATTATCCTTGCCCATGGCCTTGTCGTTGTACACTTCCACCATGAACTCCCTCGTGCAATCAACATCTGATGCCTTGACGGTTAGGATCTTGGCACTGGCTCCTGCAATCTGCTCCCAACCTGTGATGCTATTGACTGCTTTATACCACTTGTAATATAGTCCTGCTGTCAGAGTTTCGTTGCCCTGCGTGACTTTGGCTTCGAGCTGGCAGCTGTCATCCTTGCTACCCAGAACGAAGTTGTGCGTATCATTAGCCGGAGCCTTTATTGTCACACGATAGGCGACTCCTGTGTAAGGGCCAACGGAAATATCGTAGCTAGCCTGAATATCATCTGTAGCCTCCTGCTGCCCAGAACGCTCTGTGATGGTACCGACCATCCTGATTGTAATGCCGCTATAGTTAGAAACCTTAACCAGGTTGTTGCAGATTTTCAGTCCCCAATATAATTGCGAAGCACTTGGTCTGATAATCTCAAAGAGACCGTCAAACAGTCCTGTAGACTTGCCTGCAGAATTGAAAGGAATCTCCGTATCATTGAAGAAGTACTTCATGGAGGTTGGTGTACTGATGCCTTCTGCTGTTCTCGATGAGATGACAACGAAGTACAGCTTCGGCTGCGTCTGCGAGAAATCCGGATAGACAGTCACGACATCCCCATTTCTCTGGTACTCCTGGTAGATATCTCCGTCAGGCGACTGGATTGACGGAGTAAATGTACCCATCTTTGGTATGAAGTTGATGGTTGTCGACTTACTTGCGCTACTCATTTTCTGCCTCCTCTCTCTGCTCTGTCATGATGAATCTGCTGTCTGTAGCTACAGGCAGCTTGTTGCACACTTTGCCTTCCTGCTCCATGCAGGCGGTCTTGCCATCCATAGCGATAGCGCCTATTCTGGACAGCGTCTCCTCGAACTCGATAGGTTCCCCAAGTTGTAGGATATCCTGACACCAGAGAATGAAATTGCCATCCTGCAGCTCAGTTCTGTCCTCGGTCAGCTGAAGCAACTCCACGACCTTGCGATTTGCCTTGATGTATCTTTCCATATATTATATTATAAATGATGATTAGTGAAAAATGAACGGATTGCCATCGGCGTCCACGAAGACCTTGCCGTCGGCATCCATAGCCAGAGCTAAAGGATCGAGGTCTTTAACTTCCAAAGCAAGGATAGCTCCCCTGTTCGGATCCAGCAGATCTGTAGGTACTCTCGGAGACATGCCATGTCCGACAAGGACAGCGTTCTCAAAGTGTATCGAGTTATTCGGTGCCATCCACCAGAGGACCTGCAGTTCTCTGGTCGGGTTCGCAATTTCTCCGACATTGTCAGAGATGGTTGCCGCTGGGTTTACTACCTTCGTGTCGGGCAGGACTTCGTCGACCGTGTCGAGGATATCGTAATCGTAGAATGGTATCCTGCGGACGATATTGACAATTCTGTTCGGTGTAGCATCACTCAGATCTACGCTTGCCGGATTGCCATCAGCCGAGAATTTAGCCCTGCATCTGATGCAGATGCGCTTGCCCATGAGCGAGCGGTCTAGAGTAACCGATGCACCATCTGAAGAAACTTTGATTTCGAGGTCATCTGCTGTAATGGCAGAGAACTGACCTCTATCACGGAGAATCTCCCAGACGAACAGCCTCTTCTCCTTAGCGCACTCCTCTGATCCGAGGCGCAGAGATGCATTGATGACCTGCTTGTCTGTATCACGAAGCGGATTATAGTATCGGTCTCCACTCGAAAGCAGCAGCGTCGGCTTGGAGAGGGTCGCATTCTTGCAGTTGATGGAATAGTCCATCATAATTCTGTGAACCTTATTTGTTCGGCTGTCCAGGTACTTCGCCTTGAATCTGAGCAGAATCGGTTTCTGCGGCGCTGCGTTGACATACCAGAGCAGTTTGCCGGCATCATTGCCGGTCGAGGTGATGACATGCTTCCTGGGTGTCGAAACCAGCGCATTACCCTCCACACCATTCTCGACTCTGTACCAGGCGATATCTGTCAGTTCACTATTGACACGACCACTCTCGAGTATGTTATCTCTGTCGATTATACCAACGACCGGTTGCAAGGCGCATGGTGTCAACTCGTAATTTGGAGCATACTCATTCTGGTTGGCGTCATAAGTCTGCTCGAGCGGAACGCTGCCTGATATTGTCTTGGATGTGTTCACCTGCAGAGGCGTGTATTTGAAGTCTAATCTTTTGTATTTCATCTTATATGTTATTAAACACATTCCAGTGTGATGGAATCTTGGGCAACCTCATCGCCCAGACCATCACGAAGTATAACTGTTGCCGTGAATCTAATTTTAGCCGGAACTCCCTCGCTGTCGATGGAGAGGTCTGACTGGGTCAGGACGATAGCCTTGCCTGCCTTGGAACCGACTTCGAGTGACCAGATGTTGTCACTTGTGACTCTCTGCTCACCAGCCCTGTTTTCTGTGTATCTGGTCCAGGCTACGTCGCTGTCGAGGATATCTGAGGTAATATCCTGGCCGTAGAGCGTAGCAACGATAGTCAGCGGAGCCCGGAAGTTGTCAAAGTCGTAGATAGTCTCGTCTTCGAGAAAGTCAATGGTGAAGGCAGGATTGCCCTCTATCATCGCCCAATCGGTATTATTCCACCTTGGTGCGGTATGGGTACCAGTCTTCTGACATCTCCATTTGCACCCAGTATACCAGACATCGGAAGTCTCGTATTTGCCAGTTTCTGGATTGAGAGCTGAGCAGAAATAGTCTGCCGCCTCTGACCAAGGTCCCCGGTCTACATAATCGACAATCGGCTTGCCATGATAGTCAATCTGTATGATATCCTGGGTGATGATGCCGGCTGCATAGAGATAATCCCTGCCCTTGACGATAGGAAGGTCGAGCGACTTGACGAACTCAGGCATGTCGCCGAAGACCATGCCGTAGTTGTAATCATCCAGTATCGGCTTCGTGACGCCCGTCAGCTTGACGATGCGCCCCTCGGAACTGGAGATGTAGAAGCAGCTCTGAAGCGACTCATCGGTCTGGTTGCCGTAACGTGCAATGTTCATCAGCTCGCACGGCGGGAAGTTCTTGCCTGCCGGAACATCGGCATCAGGATAGAGGGTGACTTCGATGTAATTCTTAACCGCGTTGACGCTGTTGACGCTCATCCATGAGGTGTAGTAATCAGCCGAGGTGCCAGAATTGGCTGCCGAGGCGATGTTGTTGACCACTCCCTTGATGACGTTGCCCACATGCTGCGCCGTGAAGTATCCACTATACTTGGAGCGGAGGTGCAGACCATAGCAGTTATCACCCAGGCTGTCAACGCTCTCGATGGTGTCGCTCTCTGTGAAGAAAGTGTCACCCTCCTGCGCTGACAGGCGGTTGACAATCAGCTCCATGACCCGCATGTATGTGCGGACGGTGATGCTCTCAACCTCGGCATTGCCTCTGTCATCAACCTGCCCACCCTTGCCGTTGTATAGTCCGGACACGAAGTCACCGAACTGTGCACCCGCCTTGAGCTGCGCCATCTGCTCGGAGATGAGTCCACGCAGGAAGGTAATCATGCCCTCGGCTGCATCGTCATGCTTGCGGCTGAGGAAGGCATCGGAGGTTTCGTCAGCACAGAAGTGCAGCAGCGAGAGGAAAGCGTTGCCGATGCGGTTTGCCGTGTTAGCCTGCAGGCGCCGCTCGTCTCTGATGCCCTCGAAGAGGGACTGAAGTGCGCTCTTGTCTAATTTGTATGCCATTTGCTATTTTTGTTGCAAAGATAATATCTCGATGGAATCGGTAAAAATACGCTCCCTAGAGGTTGCGTGCTGCTCCTATGCCCCTGAAAATTTCGGTTAGGGCTGATGCCATCAGACCATTGTACCGGTCGCCGTAGAAGGTTGCCTCATGCTCGTTGAGCTTCATGACAGATGAGTAGTACTTCTGAGAGAACCAGTCACGCCTGCCTTTTGGTTCGCCACCGGCGACACGACCGCCCCAGGCTGGACCCACCTTCTTCGGTTTATCGAGATTGTTGTCTCGGCGGTATTCATCGCCCAGGAAGTTGAGGTCGCCGTTGTTGATGCGGTGGACTTTCTCGCCTCCCTGTGCCTCGGTCCACTTGTACCATTCATGTGCCGGACCTACACCTGCAGCTACATAGATACCGTACTGCAGGAAGTTGTGCTCAATGGTGGTGACAGAGCCCTGCTCCAGGTGCGCCTTGATGGAAGCGTAGAGTCGGCCGGTATCTATGGTACGAAGCCTCTCCATGCGCTCTCGCCAGTAGTCGCCCATGGCATTAGCCCATCCTCGCTCATATCTGAGGAGATCGTCTACTTCTGCGTCTGCCATAGGCTCTCGTCATACTGAATGTCGATAGGTTCGTCTGATGTGACCATGAAGTAGAGTCCTGTGACGCCATTCATGGACCATCTGCCCAGTTCGCTCGAATAGACCTGCGTGAGGTCCAGGAACTCCATCTGTCCGTCGTATGCCTCACGGCTCTTGTCGTGGAGCATGCGACTGAGGAACTGGCGGAAAATATATCTGCAGATATTCATTTTTTCCTCTCGGTCTGCCATGTCATCGCGTCGGTACCCTGCCAGGATCCAGACGGTATAGACGTTGCGGTCGAAGAAGCCCTCTCCGATGGAATGGGTGTTGCTGTCAACGGTGTCTGACACCATGATGAAGTTGGATGCCTTGCGGAACTGCTGCATGACTCCCTGGATGGAATCAGGTCCGGAGCACTCTGTTGCGACAAAATTATAATCCCTGCAGGTTCTGCATTCGGCAGCCAGCTGCTTGAAATAGGCGATGGAATCGAAGATTTTCTCTGTCATGTGCTGTAAATTTAACTATTTTGCCTGTTGCGTTTCTTGAACTCCTCTGCCTCCCGAGCCTTGTTGTCCAGTTCCGTGAGGGCTGCCCAGCAGTCTGTATTGTAGACTGCCTGCAGTTTGGTCACGTCACCATCGGTAAGTGCCCTGATCTGCGCCTGTATTGCTGGCAGGATGTCCTCACGCCGCAGCTCGCCGCCCTCTCTGGCTGGTCTGAAGAAGTGAGGGAAGTTGGCGGCAAAATACTCCTTGACACTCGAGAACCACATGAAGACTCCGAGGAGTTCGTAAGGTTCAAATTTAGCGGTTTCACTGGCAGAACCGCCTGCTGTTCTGTACATGAGTTGCGCCATCTTCAGCAGGAATCTGTCCTCCTGCTTGAGCATGAAAAGCTGGTAGTTCTTCTCGATATTGAGGTAATCGTAGAAGCTGATTTCGTGAAGCAGGCTGTTTACTGCCTTCAGCTGAACGTCACTTGCGACCTGTAGAGGCCGAAAGTCCGTAAAGGAGTCGATGAAATCGAAGTTTTTGAGCAGAGAGAGGATTTCTGCAGCGCTGATATACAGGACTCTCTCGCGCACTTTTCCAGTCTTAGCATCGCCATTTTCACCGCTTTCATCGCATTTAACGCTGCATTTCCACCCGGTTCTGGTGTACTTATGTACGGTAAGTCCGCAGAACCTTGCGAGAAGGTAGCATTTGATAACGGTATGATCCTGGAACGTCGACATGATGCTAAGGACATAGCGCAACTGATCCTCTGAAAGTTCCGCCCACGATGACGGCGCCTTGAAATTGAACTCTTGTGTACCATCTTTATGAATTAAAAACGAAGGCAGGTTTTGATTTTTCATTGTTGAACTCTTTGAAATGGTTAGCCTTATATGCCGATGAATCCGCATATAATGGGAATTTATCGAGATGTGCATCGAAGTATCTGAGCAATCTCGCACGCTCGTTGGAGTATGCCGACAGCATGTCGTTTGCCAACATGATCAGGCAGCGGCTCAGCATTAGGCGCACGCTTCCTTCAAACTCATTGCCCTCTCTCACCCCTCTGACCAGACACATGATGTCATCCATCTGCTCGTCGGACACCAGCTTGCGCAGGGTGGCGTCTGCCTCCTGCATGCCTGCCAGCTTGGACATCCAGTCCTTGGAGGTCATGCTGGTCTGTCTCGTGAGAGAACAATAACCCTCTATGCTCCACAAAACCGTCTGGATGCCCTGCTTTGCCTGTAGGGTGCTCCCCCAGCCTGGAACATCGGTGAGAAGAGCCATGACTGTGTCCTGAGCCACAATGAGGGCTATGCGGCATTGCTCAATGAGTGCCTCTACTCTGGAGGAACTTGCCGGAGAGACTTCGTTGTTGGCCACAACGCCAAAGCCTGTAGGCGTAAGCACGAGGTCGAGGTGTCTGACTACGCCGAGGAAGGCATCGAGGCATACCGCCTTGATGACTGCTTCACGCAGGTCGTCGCTGATCTCCAGTGCCGCCTCTCCTACCTCGCCCAGTATCTGCTGGCAGAGCCGCAGATAGGACTCCTTAAAATGCGGTTCCACCGACTCGAACACCTCAGAGTGCGAACTGGTGGCTGCAAGGATGCTCTGCTCGAAGTCATCCTTGCTGATCTGAATCTTCATTTTTGCCATGGTTTGATACGATTGATGTCTGTTGGTCCTTATTTTTGTCTAGTGTCGTGAGTTCTATCATCGGCACGTCTACGGTCACTCCACGGTCGGCGTAGCCATTGTAGTGGGAGATGACGTGATAAGGCTTGCACATGATGTCGTGGCAAGCCTTCTCGAGCGACTGCTTGAGGATGAAGAGCTCTCGCTTGTCTGAGCCGGAATTGTTCATCTGGCTTTTTCCAGGAGTGGCTCCGATGAGGTTTGGATGCACGCCCAGCGAGAAGCAGAGGGCGTTGGATGCCTCGCTCATGTCGTCAGCCCAGTCGCCACCCTCCTTCTTGCTACCCTCAGAGAGGTTGATGATGCGCACCATGCGCTGCTCCTTGCCGTTGGGGTCGAAGTAATAGCCCGTGATGAGTGCCTTGCCTGCATTCTCAGGTCCGCAGACGAAGTTGATGATGTTGTCCTTCTCCTGCAGGATGCGCTCCTTGCGCTTATCCGGGTCGATGATGTCCTCGTTGTTGCAGAGCTCTTCCCAGTAGTCGCGGTGCACCTCTATCTGGATGCGAGGAGCGGACGTGTTCTTGATCATGTAGCGCTTGCCGATACCGATGAGACGATAGATGTCGTACCAGGCATCGTCGAAGATGCTGGCATAGTATGGTATCGGATAGTACTGCAGTCCGGGTGTCGGGATGCGTGAAATGATGGCAAACTTGCAGTCCTTGCCCATCTCAGGAGCCTTGCCCCTGATGCCGGTATATGGATCCGGAGCCTTGCCCATGCGCGCCATGAGGTCGCCCAGCGGGTCGTAGAGGTCGAGGAGCGGGATGACTTCGGTGTGGACAGGCGACATGACGTTGCGGAAGTCGCCGAAGAAGACATGCTCTATGCGCCCCTTCTCATTTGGTGCCTCCAGGCGGCAGTAGGAAACGTCCTTGTGGCGGATGTTTACTATCTTGGAGTGGTCACGGCTCAGGATGATGACCTCTACCGACCAGAAGAAGAACTTCATGTCTGTTGCCTGCTGCATAAAGACCTCGTGGATGGAGTTCTTCAGGCAGAAGTCGCGTATCTCGCTGTCGGTAGTGTCCTGCTTGGTCTCCCTGTCCATGAAGCGCACCCCCTGCCCGTAGCAGCACTGGACGTTGAAAGCCATGGCTCGCTGCGCCACCATATTTCGGCGCAGCAACTGCTGCAGGGTGTATGGCATGTCGTTGTCATCGCCATAGTTCACATACTCGAAGAGCTTGCCGTCTGAAGTCTCCAGGATGCCCGTGGTGGCATCGCCCACCTCTCCGGAACCCAGGAAACTGGTATCCTGCCCATACTGCTGCTCGATGGTGGTGGAGTCTGTAACCCTGCTAACGCCCTCTGCCACGAGAGCGTAGCGACTGTAGGAACCGCTGGTTCCTACTTGCTGAAGCTGATATTTTTTCTGTTTCATGTCATAAATATACTGGTAAGCCCAGGAACTGGTGAATGTAGATGTCCGGAACGGTGCGAACCTCGGCATTTGCCGGATTGACGAGGCGGTGGAAACCGCCTCGCCAACTGCTGCCCCTGACCAGCCATCCTGTATAGTCGACGGTCTCGCCGTCTGATGTCCACGCCTTCAGGTTAATGGTAGAGCGGTCTCGCTCTGCCTTGGTCAGGAGGCGCAGCACCTCTGTGAGGTGGTAAGCCGTGCGTCTCATCAGTTGAAGGTATTGTCAAAGGTGTTGTCGAAGATACGGCCGGCACGCTGCAGGTCAAGCACGTTGTGCTGACGCTGTGCGTAGGTGTAGCTGAAGGTGAAGCGTGGCACGCTGTCGCGCAGGTTGTCGCGCTTGGATTTTGAGTCTGATAGGGTGACGCGCTTGCCCACCTTGGCAACGCCTCCGATGAAGTTGACCAGATATACCTCGTCTGAGCGGAAAAGATCATCTGCCCAGTTTGCCATGTCTGTGCCCAGATAGCCAGTATCGGCGTTGAAGGTGCGCTGCTCTGTGATGCGGTAGTTTACCCTGATGCCGCCCATGTAGGCTGCATCGCGGGTGTACTGCGGGTCTACTTCGTGCTTGCCTGTGCAGTAGATGAGTTCCTGGCAGCCGAAGCTGTTGGTGAAGAGCAGAGTAGGCGCCACATCACGCTCCTCGCTGTCTATGATGAAGGTCATGGAGCGTGAGCCTGCCTCTACCACGTAGTAGAGAAGGTCGGTGTCCTCTGTCTCGAATCGCGACGGAGAGACGTCGATGGTGGTGTAGATGTCATTGCCGCCGACGGCTGGTGCGGTAAACGATTTTGTGGTTTTGTCCGCATAGTGTGCGGTGACTTCTGCTGTTTCCTTGCCCATGTAGTGGAGATATTCAAGTCGCCCCATGTAGGTGGTCTTGTGTCCCTCGAGCAGGGTGAGGAAGTGGGTGGTGAGGAATGTAGAGCAGTCCACGCCCACGATGTCTACGGTAGAATAGTAGACCTGCAGGTTGGCTGTCTGCGTATCGGTGACTGTTTCCGAGTCGGTGTCTCCGGAGCTCGGAACCTGTTGCTCGGCGATGGTGATGGTGGCTGTGACTGCCAGCCTCCGGCGTGCATAAGGACGGAAGATGTCGGCAAGGTCGATCACTCTGACCTCTCCATCGGCAGGATAGAGATACTCATCGTAGATGATATCATCACCTATCTTGATGGTGACGAGCAGGCGGGTCTTGGCCGTGAGAATATCGATGTCGGGGATGTTCTCAAGGAAGCAACTGCCCGACGGAAGTGATGTGATGGTCATATATTATCTTTTTTGATGCAAAGATAATATGTAGAGGATAAAAATAAAAATACGGCTGACTACCCTCACGGGCGGTCAGCCGTATCAAAGCTTTTCAAAACTTTGTAAAATTTTTCGTGCTGCAAAGGTACGAAAAATTATTCATAACACATGGTAGTATAATAAAATATATGAGTTTTTAACTTAAACCAGTTTGTCAGGCCTGACAACTCTCTCCCAGATAGCCCATGCCACGGTTCCGTCTGGCAGCGTGGCTACATAGTAGCCATGCTCCTGCAGATACTGGTTGATGGCTTCTATACTGACACCGCCCATGTCATCAAGTTCTGTGGCGATATCCTGGGTTGTTTTGAAACTCTTCTTGTATTCAAGACCGGTGACTGCATCCTTCACAGGGAGGCAGCTGCGGAAGTGGAAGTAAGCGTCGAGCAGGTCCTGCTCAAACTGCTCGCTGTTGAAATTATCTTTATTTCTTGGCATAATATTCTTTTTTTAAAGGGTGAAACTTAAATACTGTCTCCAGGGTGCAGGCGGTTCAATGCCGTCTCATAGAGGTCAACCCAGTAGCCCAGACGGGAAGCCCAAAGGTCGTATTTGGTCTGAAGTCTGGTAACACGGATCTCCTCTCGCTCCAGTTCTCGGAGATATCTGCCGACAATGCGGTGGCAGTCCAGATCATTACAGTATCTTGACTGAATCTTGGCGTACTCCACGAGCTTGTATAGCTCCTTACGCTTGATATCAAGCTCCCACCAGCGTCTTTCGAGCGCAGCGCGAATGCGACGGCGGCGGAAATATAGCAAGATAACGTCTTTCTTGACTTTCTTCTTATTCTTTTTCATGCCTAATCGTTGTTTATGGTTTTCCACTTGGCCAAAGTCATATTGAGTGGCTTAGCCTCCTTAGCCCCATATCGAAGAGTAAAGTAGCGATGATCATGCCATCGGATAATAGTCTGCTTATGTGGAGCATCCTCGATGAATGCAACAGAACCAATAGTCTTGTTGGCTCTCTGAAATTTGAGTTCCACTTTATGGGCGTTCATCTGCCTGCCTTCAAGAGCGAAGAACTTGCACCTGATGATATCCTTGGCTGTCAGCTTAGCTGTGCGTCTTCTGCGGTTTCTACTTTTCTTCATCACTCACTCCTCCTTTCTTGTCTTTGGTCCAGCCTGGGTGCAGGAGTTCTGCTTCTGCTCCCGAAAGTACCCCCCCCGCTTCTCGGTATCTCTCAAAGATTTTGTGGCGATCGCTCTGGATGGTATTGTTGTTGAGTGTCCAAAGATTAGTCTCCTCGACCTTCGCCTTGTCTCTGCGAAATCCTGCCTCATTGCGAAGCTTTCTACAATTACGGAGTTCTTCCTGATATTCATTTTTGGCCTTCTCGAAAGCATTACGGGCACAGCGGTAGCTTTCCCCTGCTTCATCCTCCATGCGTTCAATACTGTCCAACGAGCTCTCGTAATCTCGGCTTATAACTTGCAACTCTGCCTGATGGCGCTTGCGCTCGTCAGCAGCTCTCACGATGTTCTCCTCCAGCTGAGCATGAAACAGCTCTGTAGTCATTCTGCTCACCATCATGCTACCTCCCCTCCGAAAATGAAACCACCAATCATGACCATCGCCATCACAGCTGCGAAACCAACCATGGTGAGCACAACCTCTCCATAGGTCACGGTCTCCCCGCAGATATAGCTGAAGGTCTCGCTCTTGGTCTTGGCGAGCTTCTTGATTTCACACTTGAGGGCCTTGATGCCCTCCTCTACGCTGATGCCTGCAGGTCTCACCTGCGCATCACTAATTAAAATTGAATTCTGCATAATTGCATCGTCTTATAAGCGTTAACAGCCGATTGTATAAAAGGGTGGCGGCTGCATTCCCCGTTGCTTATAAGACGATGGCTTATCCGGAAGGACAAATCAAATCTTACGGTTCATGCAGCCGCCATGTATCGGGCATATCTATTTTCCCAGTTGGGAAAAATTATTTTCCCAGTTAGAAAAAAGATTTTCCTAGGCATAAAAAAAGCCTGCGGCCAGAAGCCATAGGCGATAACGGTCGCCTTGCCGGATAGATTACTATCGTCTTATAAGCGTTGGCAAAGGTAAGAAGAATATTTGGAACCGCCAAAAAAAAAAGCGAGAAATTTTAGAGAAAATGAATATTTTATGTTGTAGAGCATAAAAACATGGGGGTTTGGGGAGGAGGGGAATGAAAAAGCCCCCGATGCATCTCGCACCAGGGGCTCGAAAATCTTTTAACTATATTTCCTATCATTATATGAAATCTGTCGTGTTTTAAATCACGGCAGTCTGTAATTCTTTAGCAATTTGATGAAGGCATTCCAAAATCTGCTGCTTGCGCTTCTGGCTAGGCTCATGCTTACCCATGGCATACTGGCGCATAAGTGATGCATTGATGCCTGCCTTTTTAGCCACCCCGCTCATATTGAGATATGAGTAGTAATCGAAGAACGAGCCGATGTCAAACCGGAACACGAACTCCAGCTCGGGCATCTGCTTGCCCTCTTCCTCAAGAAGCTCCTTGATTTCCTTCTGTGCCACATACATATCCTCAATAGCTTGCTTGGCGGTGTTGCCATACCCAGTAAGTCCAAAGTTTGGAAGCTTCTCAACCATGAAGCAAGAGAAGTTCTTCTCCTGCTTACCTTTCTCAACCTGTATCGTTACTTTTGTTGCCATACTTTTAAATCAATTAAAAAGAGACCTTAAAACTAACCACCCCATCCGTCTCAACGAACTTAGTCAACTAGAGAAAAATTGCCGGGCTTTAAAGCCCGAGCAATCTTTCTAGAATACTGTCGTAAGTCTTTTGAGCGACTTCCCGACTGCCGTGTCGTGGAACCGGACATTTGAGTCCTGTAATAGGACTGTACCAAACATCGTGATTTCCACCATGCCGAACAACGAAGCATCCCGCTCGGTTCAGCTGTCTAACTAGTTGACTAGTTTTCATTTAATGAAAGGAGTTTAATTAATTAAAAGATCTCTTTGTCTGAAAGACGATGCAAAGATAACAAAAAAGTTATATACTGCCAAATAAAAAGATAACTTTTTTGTTATGTATAGTAAGATTTAACATTTGGGGAAGAAAATCTAGGGGTTGAGGAATGGAAGTGTAATGAAGAGGAAAGAAAAGGAAAGAAAACGGAAAGATGTCTCCGATATTCTCCATTTTTCTCCGATATTCTCCGATTTTCTCCAGAAATAACCGAAAAAACGACCGAAAACGACCGAAAACGACCGCGAAAAACGGGTCATCCGAAAGAGGTTGTGGAATGAAATGGAAAGAAATGGAATGATTTTCCGCATATTTTCCATGATTTTCCACGGATATTCCGTGAAAATTCAGTATATTTGCATCGGTTTAACGAAATAATATATATTAAGGTATGAAAAGAAATAAGAAACTCACCCTACATAAGGTTATTGAACTTATCGATAAGACCAATGAACGCATAGATGTAGCCAACGAGCGTTTAGAAATAGCAGAAAGAGACAATAACCGTCTTTTTCTGCTTGTAGTCATTGAAGCTTTAACAATATCAATAGCCATTGCCATACTTGCTTAATGGTAGAAGCCAGGCACGAGTATAAGACAGATATCACCATCAACAGGAACGTAATGACCTCCATCCAATATTTATTACGCTCTCTCGTTTCAGCCTTTCTCTTGGCTTCCCTCTCTTTTTTCTTTTTGTCTTGATAAATTTTATAGGACCAATCCATATAATCCATATCATCATCAGGCATCTTGCTTTTCATATTTATATTTTTTATGATTAATAAATAAGAGCCCCCGATGCTTCACGCACCAGAGGCTTCGAACTCTTTTGTATTTCTGCGCCACAAGGCTATGGCGACTTTTGTCTTATGGGGAATGATAAGCCCCAGCCTCTTTTTTATATTCTGTCTGCAGCTGCACGTATGCGGTTTGAAACCTCGCAGAGTGCGCCACGGAGCATATTCTTCTCTTCATCGGTGAAGCCTCCCACTCCACCATTGCCATCAATACCATCGAGCTTGTGATAAAGCCATGATGCCGACTTGCCGAAATATGTATGTGCTATCTCGCGCCACGACACGAGCATCTGAATATCCTGGATGCGCTGCTTTACTTCGCTATCCTTGGTCTGCTGCTCTGTGGTCTTAACCATATAGCCAACTGCCACGGCAAAAGCCTTAGGGTCTGACTCCTTGAGTGCATCCATCTGACGGCGAACCTCCGCCTTATCCTCTGCGGTCTTGGCAGCTCTGTTTTGTGCAGCCAAAACCTTCACCTTATCAATCATCTCTGTATATTCCATAATCTTATATTTTTAAGTTTAAAGGAATGAGTGCCCCCGAATGACAAGCCATCCGAGGGCGACAGACCTCAAAAGTCAAGGTGTTAAATTAAACAAGTTGAAGTCTGGAAAATTCATTTCCTAATTGATGGATACCATCTTCGATTTTCTGCAGTTGAGCGTCCGAGATATACGTATTACCTTTGCGGTACTGTCGCATCAGAGTGTCATTAATGCCTACGAATCTAGCAAAAGCACTCACATTAATCATCTTATAATACTCAAAGAGCGAAGACAAATCAAACTTGTAGTCTGGGACATTAGAGAAAGCCTCCGGAACCTCATCACCCAACTCACGTTTTGCATCTGCCACACCTGCCATAGACTCCAAGAAGTCTTTTTTTGCAGCAGCTACAGAGTCACCTGTGCCGATAATAGTACAGCCACTCATATTGGTATTATATGCGATATAGCTGCCATCCTCCTGTTTCTCAATAGAAACCTTAAATTTTTTATCCATACGAAATCAATTTTAATGTTTTGTTATATTCTTGTTTAAAAAGGAATCGGGTTAGAACCCGATATCCTTTCTAAGTTTGTTAACCAATCCTTTTCTGACCTCTTGTGACCAATGTCGCTCTAGCATGATTGTTTTCTTGGTCTCTCTGTTAATGTAGAGGTCATGCCCTTTCAAACCTTTGTAAAACTGAAAGCCGTGGGCAATAGCAATTCTTTTCAATTCATTCCATTTCATATTACTTACTTGTTTAATTTAACACTGCAAAGATACTACATTTTCGTGATATAACCAAATAATTATACTACAAATTCGTTATATTAACTAAGATTTAACATTTCACCCCCATCAAACACGGTTTTTACCTCTTTTTCTCATCATTCTAGAATGATGTCAAACAATGTTATTACCGCTTTTACCCCGAAAAGCAATGTAGGGGTTCGCTCGAAAACGGCTCGTTTCTTGTGGCAATTTCATGGAAATTGGCATAAGTAGCCGTTTTCGAGCGGGCAATCAATGGCAATTGATTGCAAAATTTGGGCATTTTGCACAAATTTTCCACGGTCATTTTTGCCAACTTGCAGAAAATCATGGATTTTTGAAAAGTTGGAGCAAAAAAGGGCGTGCCTTGCTGTAAGCATAGCCCCCACCGCCCTACGCTCGGAGGCAATTGCCACGGCTGACTGGAGCGGTATATGTAAAGGATTTTTCATGTGGCAATTGCCCCTATCTCCGACTGCAGCCCCGAATTGCCATCGCTCTCGCTATCTCTATCCCCTTCCCTTTATCCGCGGTTATCAGCAAGATTGCAAGAAAGAGAAAGGGCAACGTGTTCCTATCACGTTGCCCATGGTTCCTATAGTCTGCCCTTGTCGTGATAGCTATAGAATGCTCCATCTGTTACTATCACATGGTCCATAAAGAAGAGGCGCATGACTTGACAAGCCTTGGCTATCTGCTGGGTCAGCACATCGTCCGCCTTGCTTGGCTGCGTGTTGCCCGATGGGTGATTGTGCACGAATGCCATGATAGTTGCACCGCTCAAGACTGCCTCCCTCATGAGGATACGAATATCCACTGAAGTCTCTGTTATCCCTCCCTCGCTTAGTTTCACGCTCTTGATGAGTCTGAAATTTTGGTTCATTAATATGACGTGTGCCTGCTCTACCTTGAGGTCTGCCATCTGCGGAAGCATGTAGTTGTATATGGCTAAACTGCTGCCCATGTCGGGCTTGCTGCCCAACTTCTCCACTGCCCTGCGCTTACCTAGTTCCAAAGCTGCGAGTACTGCCAACGCCTTGCAGTCGCCTATTCCCTGCACTACCTGCATTTCGTCCATGGATAACTTTGCAAGGTTACTGAGATTGTTGTCTGCCATATTCATCAGTTGCCTAGCCTGGCTTAGGCTTTCGGCTGTTCCTGCCCCTCTGTTGATTACCATGGATAACAATTCAGTGTTACTGAGTGAATCGAATCCGTAATTAGCTGCCTTGAACTCTGGTCGCTCATCTGCTAGTATATCATTGTACTTCTTCATGTTACGCTACTTTATTATAGTTGTTGTTTGATTTCTTGATGATATTAACACCCTGTGGGAAACATCTCTTTGAGTGTGCAACTGCCTCATAAAAGCCTTCTGCCATCTCCTGCAACACGCCTCTGTTGCTTATTGGGTCGTGGTGAATGGTGCGAGCCAAAAAGATTTCTCTCTCCACATAAGCACCTGCCGCCTCCAACTTTCTTCTGAAGTCTTCGATGGTTTTGCCGCTAGTCAGCAGGTCGTCGAATAGAATGACCTGCTTGCCCTTGAAGTACTCGCCATCTACTGAAACGTGATAAATGTCCTCGTTGACGAAGTGGCTGCCTCCGTTGTGGGTTGGCTTGCGCTCTCCAAAGATGTGCACGTGCTCATTTGCGGTTGCTATGCCTGCTGCATTGAGGATGGCTGCGAGATAGCCGAATCGCTTGTTATATTTCCATTGTGTGCTGCATGGAGCAAAAACTACAACGAAGTCCTCTAAGATACTGCTATACTGCTTTGTAAGATAGCGAACTAGCCACTCTGCGCAGATTTGTACCGCCACCTTATCGCCTGCCTTGAAGTCGTAAACGAAGCGGTTGTTTGCCATCTGCTTAGCCTTATCTACGCAAAGGTTGATGTAAGCGTTTGGAACGTACTCAAAGAAATAATTCTGTCTCATATCGAAAAATTTTATAAAGTTTGAAATTGTATTCTGGTAATGTTTGGGAGTCCAGAGATTTTTCCCACTCCTGCTGTGGAGTATTTTTTTTAATTGCATTCCGTTCAAAGCCCGGTGTGCCCTTTCGATTTTTCCTATGCATTCAAAATGCGCTGGCAGAGGCAAACAGGTGTGGGGTTCTGTGTTAACAAAAGGTAAAGGTTTAGTGAAGCGTGAAGAACCTTTGGCTTTTGTTAACCCAGGTTCATACACAGGTTTGAATCGCCAGAAGCTACCTTTGCATAGGAAATTTCGGATGGGAACACATGACGGGCGGCGGAGAATGCAATAAAAAAGTACGGAACAGCATCAAACTCACCATCGGAGATACCGCTTTCTCACACACCCAGGAAGGAAAAAGGCTGCCTACTCTCACGAGCAAACAGCCAAGGAATCATAAAATAAATAAAGAATAAACTACATTAAAACTATATAAATCATTATCGAAAAAAGCCTATCTAGGGTAATAGTTGCTCATGCCTCCCGTATAGAGGACGGTCTGAGGGAACTTGTCTACGCCAATGCAGACGGTATCGAAGGCATCGGAGAAGTCGGTACGGTTCTCCAGCCTGTCCTCGTCTGTCTCTACGAGCTTCTCACCTCGCTTATCCTTGCCGTTGTTGTAACAGCCGGCACTCTCAATTGAGATGATCAGGTCCTCGTTATTGTCCTGGTTGATGAGAACCATGTGGCGCGCATGTCCCTTGAACATGCGGTCGATGAGCAACTGCTTCTCAAGATGGTTCATCGGCTTGCCGATGTAGACCTCTGTAACGAGCCAACCATTCCTACGTAGCACCTTGGTAATAATCTGGTAGAACTTATCGTTGTGCGTTGCATAGGAGTTTCCAACGAAGGTCGCATCGTAGTAGAAGATGACTCGTTTGTTCTTGAGATACTTATAGTAGTCGCAGAAGTCCTGAGCGAGCTCAGGCAACTTCCTGGCATACTTCACATAGAATGAGTTGACGATGCGCAGCTTGGTATCGGAACCCACCTGCCCGACTACGAGACAGTTGATGTTGTTGTTTGCATCGGAACCGATGATCAGCGGTAAACCGTCCTCCAGGTCGCCATCCATGCGGCAGTCCGGCTTGTCGTGCTTAGGGTCGAACTTATACTGCAGGTCATTGAGGAACCTGGTGTTCGGTGCCGTATAGAAGTTGCGATCCTCGTCAAGCCCGGAGTAGAAACCATCCTGTGCAATGCCCACATGCTGGCACATGATGCTCGTGAGGAAGGTCATCTTTGGCAGGTCTCGCTTCATCTGTCTGATGAAGTCCTCGCCTAAGACAGCCAGGTTCTGGATGCTGGAGCATCGAGAATAGACAAGTGCATAGGAGCGGAGAGAATCAAGAATCTTCTCATACTTCTGCACTTCCTTCATGTAGTAGTCATATCGTTCAGGGTGAGCAGCCAGCTTGTTGCGGATGCTGTGCAGATGCACCAGGACTGTCTCCATGGTTGCCACCAGCTCTTTGTCTTGCTTCTTTTCCCAGCTCATGAACCAGGAACCTTTCTTTGTTGCTGAAGTATCTGAAGTAATGGTAAGGCCATGGTGGAGGCAGCAGTCACCGAACAGCTGCTTGTTGCCTCGGTTAGCTGGGAGCGTCTCATTGTTGAGCTGCTCCCAATCTATAAATTTTGCCTCGTCGATGAAGACATGGTCGAGAGAGAGGGAATTGGAAGTACCGCTGCGGTCCTGAGAGATGATATTGAGATAGCTGCCATTGTAGAAGGCTACGGTGTTCTCCCAGTTCATCGGTTGAAAGTGCGGTTCCTGCCAGTGCAGCGCCTTCCACGGTTTTTTGCCAACGATGTAGTGGACATCGCGCTTGTAGCCCCACTCCTCGAGGTGGACCAGAGCTGAAGGAAGGATGTTGGTCTGGCATCGTTTGACCGATGGCGCCACCATGCCCAAGCACGAACCTGGCATGTGCTGGACCGCATAGAGGATGCGCCCTGCCTCCACTACACCTTTTCCGGTTCCTCGACCCCATTCACAGACAAGAGTCTTGGGCATGAGCTGCAGGACGCGCGACTGCACGTCGTTGAAAAATAACTCCTTAGGTCTTGCTGTCATCATCTGGCGGAAGTTCTTCGAAGTCAGCATCCTCGATGTCCGGCATCGAGTAGCGCTTCTCTAATTTTTTAATTTTTGCACGAAGATTTGGAATCTTCTGCAAACCGATGACTGTCGGATCATCTGTCATGCGGAACTCAACAGGAACAATCTTGTCGAATGCCAGCTCTGGCTCATCAGGCGTGTCTGTGCGGTTGTTCTTGATGCGGTTTTTCTGCATCACGGCAAGCGCACGGAAGTCGCCGGCAGCCTTGGCAGCCTTGCGGTCCTCGTCTATCTCCTGATTGACTTTCCATCGCCAGAACTCCTTTGATGCCGCATTGAGGTTTCCGAGCATGACCTGGCAGAGATGAATATCATCGTATGCCTGTGTCTCGCTGACGCCAAACATGGCCTTGTCCTGATCAACCATCTCCCGGACGGTAAAGCGTGGATAGCGCAGCCAGAATGCGTAGCAGCCACGCAGCCGCTCCACTCTCGCCTTGACGATGGCAGAGATGTGAAGTTCCTGAAGCTCATCCTCGTTGAGAGGCATAAACTTCATGTAGTCATCAATGTTGACTGGTAGACTCATATCTAACTGAGGTTAGCCATAATCTGCGAGAGTTGCGACATGATGGACTGGTAGGCTCCAGGAGAGCCAACCTTGGCGAGCGCTATATTGTTGATGCGTAAATCATTAGCGGTCTCCGCTAAACCTTTGAGGTAGCGGTATCGATAGGGTGAGCGCGGCTCCTGCAGCTCCAACTGCATGGCCATGGCCTCGTCGGGAGGCAGTTCCATCATGATGGGCACTTCTTCGACCGGTGTCATGGTCTTTGCCAGGTCATAGACCGTCTGCAGGTAAAGTTCACTCTCTTCCAGATAGGGATATTGTTGTCGTATCATCCAGCAAATTATTTAACATGTTATTGAGATTGAGATAGACATCTCTGTCAGTCGTGATGAACGTGCACTCAGCACGGTCACCATACGTCTGGTTCTGAGATGTTATCACAGAGACTAACCACTCGCTGTTAGCAACGAGCATGACCTTGGAGTGGTTGAGCGTCAATTTAACTTCATCAAAAGCCTCTGTCATCAAACGACTTAGCTTTAAAGTTTTACTTGAAGCTTTAATGTCCGCAACCAAAACTGAGGAGTCAACCAACCCTCGCTTGCGAAGGTTGATGACTCCACAGAGGAAGGCATCGGATGTGGAGAAGGTGGTGACGGCAATGTGCGCTGCACCTGTCTGCTCCAGAATCCACCCCAACAATCCAAGGGTGTGAAGCCCTTGGCCTAGAAAGACCTGCGAGCTACTCTCCTGGAGCGGCTTCAGGACTTGCTGTATCTGCTTCGCCCTCATCTGTAACCTCCTCTTCTGCACTCTCTGGCTGCTCCTCGCCATCGTCTGAAGCCTGCTGCTCCATGTTGATGCCCGCCTGCTGAAGCTTGGCGATGGTATCTGCGGTGATTTCAGCCTTTGCTGTAATCAAGAGCTGCACACGCTCATTGACCTTAGCTCGCAAGGCGTCAGCTTTGTCTGTGTTGCCAGCCTCCGTCAAGCCAATAAGCTGGTCAAGGTTCTTGGTGATGTAGGATCGAGCATTGCCAATCTGCTTGGAGGTGATGGCTGCTTCTGGCTGCTCCTCCGCTGGCTGTTTCTCGGCATCACCCGGCTGGGCATGGTCGTAGACATCCATGGCCTGCTTGTATGCATAGTACTCCTCCTTGAGCGTAAGGAGCATGCGCTTGAAGTCCTCGTCTGCAGCATGCAAGCCCTCGTATCTGTCACATGACATGTCGTAAGCTTTGCAAGCCTCAAAGTGTTCCTTGATTTTCTTCCACAGATCGCAGTTGTTATCCCAGATAGCCTGGATGTTTTCAGGCAACCGGTCATGATCTGCTCGTTTGCCCTTGGCTACGATGGCTGAAGGCACGATGGAATCGAGGTTTTCAGACTCCACGACCGGAAGATGAGGGGCAAGCTGCTTGGCAATCTTGTCTGCCTCTGATGTCTTGTCAACCGCAGTCTGAAGAACTGGCGTGACTGCCTTGTCATAGTTGCGGACATCATCGATGGTCATGCCTTCGATGCGATAGTTGAGATGCTTCTGCAGCTCATATTTGAGCAATTCGAGTTTGCCCTGAGGGTCGAAGTTGATGAGTTGATAGAGGTGGCGGTTGTTATTCATCCGAAGGAGGAGCAAAGCACCCTCCCGGATATTGGCATCAGTATGCTCGCAGTCAAACCACTTCTTCAACTTTTCTGTGAATTTCGGATCATTCATAATAAATAGAAAATTAAAATGGCGAGGCGAGCTCATGTAAGCATCGCCCCGCCACTGATAGTAGTTATGTAGGAAAATCGAATCCCTAGTTAATGGCTGTTTGCACCCTCAGAGACCTCCACTGGCTTGCAATCCTTGCCGCTGATGGTTCCTTCAGCAGTTGTGAGGGTACCATAATAGAATGGAGGCATGGTCTCGCAGTTGACAGAGATTTCCAGCGTGGTGTTGGTCTCGTCTGCAATGCCTGCACCAGAAGACTGAGAAGGTGTCACGTCGACCTCGAAGGTCTCGTCACCGAACTGACGAAGCTTGCCGTTGCGCTCAGGAATCATGAAGATACCATCTTCATTGAGAAGCAGAGAAGCGAGTGCAGACGCTTCCTCCTCTGTACCTGGGAGGACGGCTGTTGCCTTGAGGTTCATGGTCTTGCAGCCATGCTCACCCTGCGCCTCTGGCGAGAAGGAACTCTTGTCTGTGATGAAGGCAATCTTAATCCAGTTCTTGTCTGCCTGAATGGTGTGGTTATCCTTGATGACGAGATAGTCCTTGAGTGAGTTTGCAGTCTCCTTCTGTGGCTCTGCAAACTTGGTGATGTAACGACGTGGAATAAAGAAGCCGTAGGCTCTGGTACCAGGCATTCTCTTCTCACCAGGACACTTCAACACATCCTCATAAAGGTCTGTGGCTGAAGCACATGTTTTCTTTGTTGCCATATATCAATATATAATATTATGTATAACCATAGACAGCTATCCCTTACTCAGAAGGGATAGTGTCGTAACCGAAGAGGATGCGTTCCTTGGAGATCGACTCGAACTGAGTACCGAAGTACATAGTTGCCACGAAGTCAACCAGGAAGTGAGAGTCAAGAGAACTCTCTACACCAAAGTTCGCCTTGTCGCCCTCGGTAGCCAAACCGATGAGCATGTTGCTGCCAGGAGTGATGATCTTGTAGCCCGCAGGAACGTTGTCAAGACCCACAAGGGTGCAATTGCTGGCACCATCCAACTTGTTGTGGTTAAACTCATTGTTCCAATTGACAGTTCCGTATTTATCACGATAACAGCGGCGGTAGAGCGTAAGTTCATGGCTGTTCATGAACATGCAGGTATTGATGCCCTTCAGTTTTTCATCGGCAGCATCATAGAATGCCTCGACTGCATCGACTGCGTTGACACCAGTCATCGCGGTTGTATTGAAGAGGTTGCCCTTCTCAACAGCAATCGCCTTGGACTTGATCTCAGCATCGGAGATGGTCTTGAAACCATCAGCGAGGTCTGCGGTACCAGAGCCAGCTGGGTTACGCTTCATAGTAAAGAGGTACTTGAAGAGTGCCTCACCTATCTTGCCTGCCAGGAACATGCCAATCAGTTTGGTGATAGGCTGTTTTTTGAGCGCCTCGCCCTGGAATACGTTGGAGCCATAGATAGACTCACGAACCTTATTTGGTTCAAAAGGCTTGACACATGAACCAAGGAATGTCTCCAGGGTACGGCCTGTGATTGTAACGCCATTCTCATCCTTGCGAGTAAGAGAGTATGGCCCGAGCTCCATGTCGCCTGCGAGCTCTCCGACAGTCTCCTTGCCACGAACGCCCACGCGTCGGCTCATGAATTTTGCTGCCTCGTCAAGAGCGCGCACAGGCATCACAATGATGTCCTTGCGGTACTTCGCAAAGCTGGTCTTCAGTTCATCAGGAGTAATTTCAACTGTATTTTCTAAAGCTGCCATTTTAGAATATCTGCTTCAAAGCATTGTAGATTTCACCAGAGTCAACGTTGTCAACCTCCGGTTTGACGTCATCATGGGTAGCAGAACCCGGTGCGCCCTTGAGATCATTGATCTCCTTATCCTTGTCCTGGATATCCTTGTCCTTCTGCTCAACCTTCGCCTTCAGGTCCTTGACCTCCTGGCTGGCTTTGTCGAGCTCAGCGGACTTGTCATCCAAGTCCTTCTGTTTCTGGGCAAGAGCATCCTCGATTTTCTGCATCTCTGCATCGGTGAGAGTAATCTTCTCATCGCTAACCTCAAAATCCTCCTTGCGATTGAGGAGGGTCTGAAGATTGAGGAATTTTTTCTTCATGTTAGAAATTTGTGTATTATTCTTGAACATATCTCTGAGTGAGGCGGCAACCTTCTCGAGAAATGTAGAGGGCTCTTCATCAGCGGTTGCTCCAGGAAGTGGCGGCAAACCAAGGTTGGAGCAGAAAGCATTGGTGAAGCGCTTGGAGAGATTGGTCTGACGCTTCTTGTCTTCGTCATCAAGGTCTCTAATCTCATCTACGAGGCCCAACTCTAAAGCTTGCTCCGGACTCAACCAATTTTCCTTGCCCATCTGCTTCAGCATCTCTTCGCTGGTCTTGCCTGAGCGTTTGGCATAGACGGAAGCGATCACCTTGTCTATGGTGTCGAGGTCATCACGCTGCTTCTGCCACTGCTTGATGAGTTCATCAAGTTTCTGCTTGTTAGCTGACTCCCAGACAGCAACTCCCGTGGAGGCATTGTGAATGAGCATCGTGCTGCCGACTGACATGTCAACATGCTTGGCTCCCATGCACAAGACTGTAGCGATGGAAGCGGTCATGCCCATAATGTGGACGTTGACATGACCATGGTCCTTGATAAGTTGATAGATGGTCAAGCCTTCATCAACATAACCACCCGGCGAGGAGACGGCGATATCCACCTCCTCGTCCGGATGAGCGTCAAGGTAGGCCTTGACATCCTTGGAACGTGTACCATAGGTGCCCGACCACCAGTCGTAGCCGGCTCCGATGGTACCGCATATCATCATTCCGTATTTCATGCGCTTATCTTTTTTGATGCAAAGATAATATGGCAATTGCCAACGGAAAAATACGTAAATCAGGCTATCAACTGTGCTTTTCTTGTGCTCCCCCACAGAACCGTGTATTCGATCATGGCAGAAGTACCAAGGGAATCAGGGTGGACATCAGACATATTAATAATAGGATATGGCCGCTCCCTGTTGCCAACGAGATAGCGTTTGCCCTCGATGGTTGTGACCAGATAGGCATAGTTGTCCCTCATGTCCAGGTCTTCGTGGCATGTACGGAAGGTGAGTTTATGGGTGTAGAAACGCAAACCATCCTCTATTTTGTCGGTTATTTCGAGTTTGGCAGGCTTCTGACACTTAACGACTGGCCAATCATAGCTCTCGGGAATGTCAAAAGTGAGGTTGCCTAGAAGTGTATCGAAAGGCAACTTGCTGACAGGAATGCGCTGCACGCAGCAGATATAACTAAGTCTTTTCATAAGCTTAAAAATTTCGTGACTGTTCGCATCTGTTCGCACCTGTTCGGTGTTGAACAAAAACAGGGCTAGAGTAGATGAGATTTTTTCATGAAAAATCGTCTTTTTTGCATCTTTTAAGATTAAAAAGATTGATGCCTTTCTCCTGATAGGCCTTGCGCATGCGATACCATTTCATTCGGATTGTTTCTGCATACTCAATATCAATACCCTGCTGCTCACACCAGGATCTAAATGCAGACATCTTCTTGCACGACATGTCATTGAGGTCACCGAGGTCACTCCACATGTTGATGCGGAAGAGATCGTTGATGCTCTCGGTGAGTGCCTGCTTGGCATGACCATTAAGAAAGTTGTATGTCTCTGGGCTTTTAGACTTGGAGTAAGGTATGCTAATTGCAACATCACGCTCTCCAGGTTGCTCAGGTAGGTTATTGACCGGGCGCTTCGCGAGGAACCGGCGCAGAACAGCATTCTCGTTGCTGCAGGACGGGAATTCCACGGGATCGCCGAAAGAATGGGTGAGCCACTGCTTCAAATATGGCTCGACCTTTACATAAACTACGAATTTACTCATATTTTGATTTTTAAAAGCACCGCAAAGTTAGGAAAAATAATCGAGATATTCCTATGTTTATAGGAAAAGTTATCTATATTTCGCTAAAAATCCTTGTTTTTAGGGAAAAAGTTGCAATTAAAAATCAAGGAACCCATTTTTGGGCAATTCATTTGTGGCAATTGTGGCAAAAATGTTAAGTGCTTGATTATTAATATTATAAGTCTTTTCTTATTGACACAAATATATAATAGAATTGCCACATTGCCACAACCTTTGCCACACTTCTCTTCTCGTTGCCACAAATTGCCACAATATTGCCACAAGCACACAACTTCTTAACTCTCTGATAATCAACGATGCACTAATTGCCACAAATGCCACATTGTTTTTAAGTCGCGTGTGAGTTGTCGGAAAAATCACGGAACACCAACAAAAAAGCCCCCAGAGGAATCTCTTCCCCTGGAGGCTACGATATGATCTAAACAAAAAACTTATTTCCACTATAGTGGCGAAGGTTCCAGACCTAGAGCCATCTGCTCTGCATCTGTCATGACATAGGTATCCTTGGTCTGTTTCTGCTCACCATCTACCTCTGTGTCAAGATCTATGCCATATCTGTTTGACACCATGGTATAGTCAAAACAGAGAGGCCTGTCTTTATAATATAACTTCTGACGGCCAGTGATTGTACCATTGGCATCTGTCTTCTCTACTGTCTCCGGCAAACCGCTCGGAGTGAACTTGATAAATCGCTCCGGGTTTTTGGTAGAACCATAGAAGTCAGCACCAATCTGCAGGTAGTGAAGGAGTGACTCCTTCGGCAGAAGGTTTTCATCCATCTGCCTTCCAAGTTTGCGGTAAACCGCCATTGTAATGTCCTTGCGAATCATGAGGATGCTCTTCGGCATCGCCCAGTTGTCTATCCTGAGTTTGTTGGTAGCCAGAGTTCCGCAGGTCTTAATCTTGAAGTCCTGGTCTTTCTTCAGCTCGCCCATCTGTACTGCAGCATTGACAATATTCCAGAATCCAGCCACCTCATCGGTGGTGTTGCACATGCTGTTCTGCGTCTTGACTCCCTTTATAACAACTCCCAAAAGGTCACTATAGCTGAAAGGAAAGTCGATGTAATCTCTGATTGCGAGATAGGCTGCCAACGGCACCTTCCAGTTTGTCATGATGCGGTCCAGGATACTCTCACCCTCCAACCGCTCCTCCAAATCATCACTTGCTTGCTTCCATGCATTACCGAAGCAGCCCTGGAACTGGTCACGATGCTTCAGTAGTTGAAGGGTGATGTGAGTAGCACCAATCTGGCGCATACGCTCCAGTTCCTCGAAGTTCTGCTTCTCCTCACGTGTATGCTCGCCCTTGTCGAAGGTGAGATAGATGAGTCGGCTGAAGAGGGCGATATCTGCAGTAGGCATTTCCTGGCCAGTGAGGATGATGCCAGAGTCGACCTTGGCTTGCACGAGTTTTTTATCCTTGTCCATGTTCATCTTGGTTCGACCGATGCCATTCCACAAGTCCTTGAGCCACTCAACCTTATTCTGTGTGATGGAGTTTTTGTACTCGTCGATATGTACCAGGGCATCACTTACACCTCCGACATAGTCGGAGAGAGCCGGCATAGATGCATTTGTGATAGACAACGGCTCGTACTTAGTTTCATATTTGTAGAAGAAATTCATCAGCGTTGCAGCGAATTCTGTCTTACCGCATCCCTTCGGGCCAAAGGCATTGAGGAGCGGAAAGGAACGACTCTTGCTGATGACGATGTCCCGGAAGAGTGTGGCGACATAGAAGCACAGCCCCACCTTGGCGTTGTCGCCGAAAACCTGCACGACCTTGGCAAAAAAGTCTGACTGACTAGTTGGATTGTCGACCATTTTCTCATGCCGGAACTTTTTTTCGCTAGCATATAATTCCCGACTATCTTTATTGAGTTTGCTCATGGCCGGAAGATAGTACTTGCCAGCCTGCAATCTGAGTATGCCCATATCATCTATTGGAATCCAGGTACCATCTTCGCTCGCTCCATTACAGAATGCATAGAATCCTTCACGCTGCCAACCTAGCTGCTTGATAGGGTCTGCAGTCTCGGTCACTCTACCGAGATAGCCTAGAAGCTTGATAAGCTGCTCATCTCTGGCCATCCAGATATAATCTCCTATACCAAACAGTCGCTTGCGAAGCGAACTGCTCGATGTGATCTCATCCATATTGAGTTCGATGAGTCTTGATGGTTCCTCGCTGTTATTTTTAATCTCGAAAAGTCTGACAGGGTTGAAGTCATCACGAATATGGAAGAGAGGCTTCATTTTGAAGTTTGACCACTGGATTTCATCACCCTCCTTGTTTGTACCCCAGTAGCAGTTATCATGCTCGGTGAATCCGAATTCACGGAGCATCTTGATGTCTCCCTTTCGCTCACGCTCCTGCTTCTCGCTCAGTTCTGCCTCCTTGGCTCTCTTGAGTGTATCCTTCCACTCTCGAGAGTGTTTGTAGGTAGCGATAAGACTAGTCAGATAGCTGCTTCTCAGGTCTTCATCCTTGATTAACATGAGGAGTCCACAGATATCTGCAATTGCTTGCAATCTATCTTCTGTCGTAAACTCCTCGATATCTTCTGCTGTTGGCCAGTATCTGCGGCGGCAGTACCAGAAAACGAACTCCTCCTCACGCATCTGTGAGAAGTGTCCCTTGTCAGTTATCCACGAGTCCGGGTCCTCCTTCTTCGGAGCCGGATAATCAATCGGTATCTCCCGGACATTGACCGTAAATCCGACCTGTAAAGCAGATCGACCATTTGCAAACACATTAGCTGTCCCTGCAGGAAATTCATTACCTGGTTTAAGTTCGTCAGCATCGGGGATGAATGTCACCCTCTTGCTGATGCGGTAGAGTTGCTTCAGCTGGTTTTCGGTCCATGAACCGCCCAGTGATGCCACTGTATTGAGAATGCCGATAGACTGAAGCTTGAGCACGTCTGGAGCACCCTCGACGAGATAGAACTTATCACGCAGACGTGCTTCCTTCTGGGCGTAATTGATACCAAAAACCGAAGTGTCCTTGCGATAGACGAGACTGTTCTTCAGGTTGAGGTACTTGCAGATATCCTTATTGTCGGACATGGTTCTGGCCGTGAAGCCTATGACTCTGCTCATCTTGTCATAGATAGGTATAGTGTAGCGGTCTCGGAGCATGGCGAACTGGCCGCGCTCACCATTACCTATGAGGCCAACTTGCTCCAGGATATCGAAGTCCAAGCCTTTTTGCTTTGCCCAGGCTATGAAGCCTTCTACTGGTGCATAGCCGATGCCGAAGGTGCCGATAGCATCCTTGCCCCATCGTTTGCAAACTGCCTCCCGTGCTTTGTTAGCAGCGGGATTAACCTTCTGCATACACTCTGTGAAGTAGCTCTGCGCATAGTTGAGTGCTATGCGCAGGGACTCCTGTTCCTTTTGCTTATCCACTTCCTCCTTGCTTGGTCGCCACTCGTCCTCTATCTCCTCATTGAGATATTTCTTTGCGAGTTCCTTGCAGGCAATTGGGAATTCGAGACCATTCTTCAGTTTGCGGTAGAAGCTGATGACGTTGCCGCCGGAGTGGCATGAGCCAAAGCAATGCCAGGTGTTTGTGCCTGTATCCACATAGAATGATGCAGTATTCTCATTGTGGAACGGACAGCAAGCCCAATGCCGGTTGCCTTTCTTCACTGAGAATTTAATGCCTTCATCCTCGGCTACATCTAGAATGGATACATCACTTATAATGTGATCTACTATCTCTTGTTTAATCATATCTTTATATTTAGTGCTGCAAAGTTAACTTAGAACTTCTGAAAAAGAAAGTACTAAGATAACCTGCGCATGAACTTATCAATGTCTACATTGACATAGTAGCGAATCTGACGCTGAAAGGCGTAGTCTCGCTCCATCATCAACTGCTGGAGGATGCCCTTATATTTGCCCCCCCGCTTGTCGAATGCCGCTCTAATTTCGCGGTCACTCCAAAACTTAATTCTAGTCCTCATAACTTCGGTTTATAAAATGAACACTTGGAGTTGGCCATGAAGAACTCATAGTCATGCTCCGACTCTATCTCGCTGTACAGCTTGCGGTGTGAACACCCCCAGAACTTGCAGGTTCTGCCACTGCTGCGGGCACATGTATTGTGACACTCTACGAATGTCTTGACTTGTCTCTCCTTCTTCTTTTTCATAATTCTATATCAAACCATGGTAATCTGACTGATTTGGATATTGGATCCAATTTTGATACCTGCAGACATTGCCCATTGTCTAACCACCAATACTCCATGACTTCATTAATACACATGTATGCTAAAATGCCATAATCATTCTGCACATAAAAATCCTTATTCTCTAATGTTGCGAATCTAGAGATTAATAATATAATTTTGGCTTTTATATCTTTACTGCTCATAGAATATGCATAAAACAATAAATTTATACTCCACATAAATCCTAAAGCAACTGCACCAGGAGCCATTGATGCAGTTGCGCTTGTAGCGGCATCGATGGCAAATCATAGGTTCAACTGATGAACTACCTTGATGATGTCTCTCGTTGACTGCAGCCCCAGTCGCTTGGTCATTTTGCGAAGCTGTGCAGACACCGTGTTCTTGGATTTGCCAAGAATCTGGGCTATCTCTCTAGCAACATAACCCTGTGCAAAATACTTCGCTACCTCAAGCTCTTTAGGGAAGAACGGAGTCTTCAGCTTTGGGAGGCAGACTATGTTCTCTCGAGGGCATATACCTCTGAGAGGGCAATCGACTTTCTCCAGGTGCAGAATGGTTCCATCGACATCGAAACAAAGTGTATCGTTGGAACCAAGATTGCAACGGATAAAACGATCTGTTATTCGAAACTTGAAATAAAGTTTGTTTGGCTTACTCTTGGCGTATAAGTCTGCCAGGTACTTATACGCCTCCGGGTAAAGCCGACTCACCAACTCAGCCATGTGGTTGATGATTTCCGGATGCTCTGTACTGTAGCTGAGCACCTTGCCATCATGGCCATAAAAACACACTTCTCCTTGTGGAGACACGAAAAATTCTACTTGCTTTTCCATAAGCTTTCATTAATAACTGTTTGTACTACCAAGAGATCTCTTGGATTAAACTTGGTCCTGCCGGTCAACTTTTGCTGAACAGTATTGTAGCAGAAACCATACTTAGTCATAAGATACTGAATGAGCTGACTCTTCTCTTTTTTGGAAAGAGTCGCGTAATAACCTTCAATAGTTAATGCTCCATTTTTAACTTCATTTTCTTGCATATCTCGAATTTAATTGCTAAATTTGTGGGCAAATATAAGAAGAATTATCGAAAACTCCGCGGTTTTAGGAAAGAAATCCTATTTTTGCGGTGTTATTTAACTTACATTTAATGATATTAGGTTATGTTTAACGGAGATTTAGTGAATCGACTGCTCAAGGAGCAGAAAAAAACAGTCGGTGAAATGGTGGCTTTTGTCTTCGGTCAGAGTTCACACATATCAACGACCTACTTTAAAGGTAGAACTTACATTGACTCTCGATACCTTGAGAGGTTATCAGAATTTTTCGAGGTACCAATTGAGGACTTTTTTCTCTCCAATGAAGAGTATGATGATAAAAAGTTAGAAAATACGAATGTTCATCACATCAGCAACTCAACTGTAAACATCAACAGTAGCCCTGATGTATTGATGGGTGTCATCAACAACCAAAAGGCGATGCTCGACCAACAGGCAGAGCAGATCCGATGGCTGCGTGACCAAGTTCAACTTCTAACAAAAAACTACGTACAGCAATAAAAAAGAGTTTTCCACTCTCTTATTTCATGTAGCAACCGACTAATTTATAGGAATTTGCACATGAAATAAGGGAGCGAAAAATCGGTATATAATGTCAAAAGCATCAGATATCGCATATTGATTATCAATAAGTTATAGGAAGGGAATGGAGTCAATACTATCCAGTAATCCCGACCAAAAGCCGTCAGATGTGCCGTAAACACTGAGGATTTGCCTTGGTCGTGCCAAAATGATCGGCGAAATTTCGGTTTCACAAGAACTTAAAAAATCCGTAAGCCTATGAAGTTTTTAAAGGATTTTTTTTATATCCATCACCATGAACGGCGAGCATTACTCGTAATCCTGACCCTGCTCGTTGGCAGTACCACAATGATTTTCATTGTAGGTTCTAAAGAAACGATGCCCTCAGAAAAGCAACAAGCCCATAACGACAGTATCATCAGACATGCCACGCGCCAACAGCCAGGCTATTATGACGAAGGACTTCAGTCGAGCGAAGTATTCGCCTTTGACCCCAATACGGCAAGCCAATC